GTTCTGCTCGATGATTGAGGAAACGTCTTGCTCTTTCGAGATAATCGCTTCGTCTTTATCGGCATCGTAATTGTAAAATGTCTTGATGCCCGTGAAAGCATCATCGTTGATAAGGCGTTTAGCCATAAAACCCTCTACAGTTAGATGAGGGGGCACTTGGCCCCCTCACCCATTTAGACCTTACGAGGTGGTCAAGTCAGCCACGATACCGTGAGCAGCCTGATTGTTCACCTTCAGACCATATTCGACAAGGAGCAGAGCCTTCTCGGCGTCGCCCGTCTTCGCCAAGTCCATCTTCTGGATCGGACGAAGAACCGCCAACGATGCGTAATCGGGATCGACGACGAACGCGTCGCGGTCACGCTGGAAGCGGTTGGGGACGATGTTGACCGTACCAAAGTCGGACACATAAACGTCGGCAGCGCCGATGATCTGTGCCTGCTGGCCAGCCGGAACGTCACGATAACGCGTGGCGATACCCGTGAATGCAGAAGCGGCCGTCTTGTTGAACGGACCAACCATCAGCATCTTGGGCGTGCCACCCGAAGTCCAGACGCTCTGGATAACGCCCTTCAGCAGCGTTTCCGTGAACGCACGCTGCGTACCGTCGGTACGAGCAGCAGTCGGGGTCGAGCCAACCGTCGGGTTAGCACCACCGGAACCGAACGAGGTGTTCGAGGTCAACCACGCAGGCAGACCAGCGGTACGACGAGCGGTCGTGGTGTTACCAGCAACCGAAGCTTGGTTGGCAAGCAGTGCGCTTTCCATGTCGCGCTTCAGTTCCGAACCCAGCTTGGCAAGCTGGTAGGTCATTTCGTTACGACGACCAGCCTTATCGACTGCTTCGAGCGTACCGGAGATCACGACGTTCTTCGTGCTGATCTGCGTGTAGTTACCAACGCGGCTGGTTGGCGTAACAGCAGTGAACGAAGAGATGTCGTCACCTTCGAGCGCGGCGTTAGAAGCCGAGGCAGCAGCCAGAGCGTCCGTCTGCCATTCGAAGTAGGTGTTCTTAACGCTCTCGCGGCCGATGTTCGAAATGAACGGCGTTTCTTCCGGCGAGATGTTATAGATGACGTTCGACAGGTCTTCACGAATACCGATAGCGGAGTACCGGGTAAAAGTATTTGCTACAATAGCCATTAGTTCACATCCTTGTTAAATGAGTTTGTCCAACAGGGCCGCCGCATCTGCGACACGGCCAGTACGCGCAAGGCGCTGGGACGCTTTCTTTACATCGGTGGAACGTGTGTTGATTTGAGTACCGGAAGAACCGGGACGAACGATCCGCGCAACCTTCTTTGGCTGGGCTTTCACTTTCTCCACTTTCTTCTGACCCTTATCAAACATCATTGCTTTGCGAAGGATCGAGACGTGAGTAGCTTGAACAAGTGCGCTTAGGTCGCGTTCACTAAACCCATTATTCAAAGCCCATTCACGAAGTTCCTTGGCTTCGCTCTGCATTGTACCTTCGTCTTTCCATTCAGGAATGACTTCCGGTAGCTTAGCGCGTTCTGCTTCAACAAACTCGGTCAACGCCCGTGTCTGCTCTTTAGCAGTTTCCTCAGCAACTCGCTTCTGCTCAATTTCAACAGCTTGAAGTTTTGCAGCGCGCTCCTGATGAGATTTACGCCAATGCCGTTCCAACCGCGCCGCCTCAATGGGGTCTTCGTTATAAAGATTGTCCCAATCAGGCTCAGCCTCGGACTGCATCTCAAGTTGTGCTTTAAGCACTGGAAGCAGTTCCGCGTATTGAGCGCGTTCCATACGGATCGCTTCGGCTTCGCTTTGGAACGACTTGCGTTCTTCGGCTAATGCCTGAGTTTTCCGTGTATAATCCGAATAACGAGAATAACCTTTCCGAAGTTCGTCAAGGGTGACTTCCGTTTCTTCACCGTCAAGTTTGACCTTGATGGTTAGATCGTCAGGAAGTTCCTGTTCGATGACCTCTTCTTCGCCGTACTCTTCATCCGGGTCGGACTCTTCGTCTTCTGCTTCAGCCTCATATTCGGCGTCTGCTTCTTCCGCGTCGTCCTGAACTGTTTCCAGTTCTTGCGCCTCGGCCTCATCTTGGGTATCCTCATCAGGGCCAAGCAGTTGGTCGATGGCTAGTGTTGCTTCGTGGAGGCCGATCCCTGTAAGGGGGTTGCCGACTTGTTCCGTCATATAGCACCTTCTTTATTAAATGTTAACTCCTCGACTTGGCGATTAAGCCGTCATCAAGAATTGCCTGTAAGCGGCCTTTCAAACGCTCAAGTCCTTTGAGCGTGTGAAACATGTTCGAGCGTGCGTCATGGTCGGCCGGGGCCGACAAGCGCCACTCTTCGAAAATATCTTTTTCCACTTCGGCAAATGCCTCCTTGAGAATATCATCCTCAAGAAGGCGCTTTGCGTGGTTAGCTTTTGTGATAGGGTCCATTAGATCAACGGCACATACTGGGGGTTAACCATTGCGCTGGCCGGGCCGGGCGTGGTCGGTGCGAGAACCGGGCCGGGCTGGGCGGCAAAGAACATCGCCTCTGGACCGAAACCGTATTTCTCATAGTCGGCGATGTTAGGGTCAACGCGACGATCCTGCCCAGCAGGCAGACCGCCCATGCCGACACCCGGTCCAAATGGCGAGACATACGGCACTGCCGTACCTGCGCCACCGCCGCCGCCAAGCAACCCGGCTCCCGCGCTACCGACTAAGCTGGCAAGTTGGAGATAATCCACAAGGTTCATGTTGGCCGTTAACTTGCTTAATAGTCCACTGCCACCAGCGCCCGTCATTGTGACATCCTGAATTTCTTCTGGTGTCATTCCCTGAGTTACATCTGGGCTTTGTGGCGTTGTTGCATTTAATGCGTTTGCTGCTGCGGCAGAAGACACTGCGGCTGGGGCCAAAAATTCAGCAGGAAGAAGATTTGTTGGTGCAGTTGCAACAATATCCGCTCCGACTTGAGGCAAAACTTCAGCGGGAGCGGCGGGCGCTGGTGGTTGTGACGGCGGAGTTGCCGCAGAACTTAACAGCGATGGCGTTGCGGCAGCGGCGGTAACTGCTGCGGGGACAACTGCGGGGATACTTGCAGCAACTGGCGCTGTAACCACAATCGGGGCCGCAACAGATGCTGGAACGGCAGTTGTCGCCACCGGGGCAAAGCTAAGCGCATTTGCACCTTGAAGAGCGCCGGGAACAAGACCTGATCCAGTTGCAGCCGCCGTTGTTCCAGTGGCTCCTCCCGCTCCAGCAGCACCAGCGCCACCAAGTCCGCCCGGCTGCAATAGGCCAGCGCCAGTTGCGGCAAGCATACCAGCGGCAATCAACTTCATCGGCGTATCAAACAGGATGTTCGGCTGGTCTTCAAAGATAGGGGAATAGCCGCCGCCAAACACTTCTGGGGTTGACGTTTCAAACGATAGGTCGGCCTTTTTACCAAGCTGCTTAGACAAGGCGTTAGACTGCTCCACAAGAGCCGAGATGGCTTCTGGTGTTGAAGCCTCACCAAGAACCTGACCCGTTGCGTTATTGACCAGCCGATAAGATTGGCCCGGTTGCGCCGCAAATGTCATACGTTCGTTGGCGTTGTTCCCACCCTTATTCGCACTGCCCAGCAATTCAAACACTGGAACATTCGGGTTCTCAATGCCAAGGCTTTTGAAAATAGCATCCGTCGTTCCGGGTACAATATCGCCAGCGCCATAAAGAGGAGTGTAATCGTAAACTGCCATTACATCATTCCTTCTGGTGGCATTTCCTGCATCGGCATTTCCTGCATCGGCATTTGCGCTTCTTGAGCGGCTTGCGCCATCTGCGCGTTCTGCGCGGCCTGCTGGGCCTGCATAGCCGCACGATCCATTTCGCCCTGCTGGCGCAGGAACTCACGGTCGCGCTGCATCAACGCTTCGATGTTGGCCGTGTTAACCTGCGTGCCGTACTTGGCTTCAATCTCAGCGGCCTTAATCATCAGATCGGCGTCGAGTTTGTCGCGCTCACGGTCGTCCTTGCGCAGCATCTCTTCGCGCTGCAACTCAAGTTCTGCGGCCTTCTTCTGGATGTCGGCGCGGATCGCTTCCATCTGAACCTGAGACAGCATCTCTTCCGGTGTCGGCTGCGGCGGAGCAGGCGGAGGCGAGGCGGCATCATGGCCGGGTCGTTAAAGAACACGGTCGGGTCTTTGTACCCAGCCAGCGCCATCATCTGGGCCAGCGTATTGTAGTAGCCCTGAATGTTAACCAGCGGTGCACCCATCTGCATCAGCATTTCCTGCTTAGCAGCGACTTGGCCCAAGAACGCCATCTTCTCTTCGTTGCTGCCCGTGCCAAGAGCGACGTTGACCACGACATCCATGCTTGCATCCCACACACGCGGGTCAATCGGCACGAAATTATTGCGCAGACGCACCATGCGCGGGGCATCTTGGTTCTTCATGATAAGCTGCAGTGACTTCTTAAACAGGCCCTTCATGCCTGTTTCGGCGAAGATACGGCAGATCAATTCGATGTGCTGAGCAGCGGCCGAGATCGTAGCGGCAACTGCGGCGCGGGTCGAAGACTGAAGCGCATTTGCGTCGAGGCCAGCCGCAGCCTTGGAAATACCTGTGCGGTTCTCGCGCAGTTCGTCCATGTACTGCAACATCGGGAAGGCTTGCTGCCCGACGAACGGAATTGTGAACGGCTGCACCATGCCCGGCGCGCGCATACGCACGATGCCACCGACTTCGGTGTTCATCACGTCTTCGAGATTGACTTGGCCTTCGACAACACCCGTGCGTGGGTGGATCGACTGGGCCAAGCTGTCCAACGTGTTACGCAGGATATTCGACTTGATAAGCTGAATGTCCATCGTCACGTCGGCAATCGACATGCCGAAGAATGTGTGCGGCTCAGGATCGGGGCAGAAGTCTACGAACGGAATAAAGTCGCAGGCTTCATAGTGAAGTATCTTGTTGGCCGTGCCAGCAACGCAGACGCGGCAAAGTTCCGCGATCCCGTCGCCGTCCATGTCAACATACACATAGCCCTCGATGTAAAGGACTTTGCGCGATGTCGTATCTGTGCGGCCTGTGATCTGAACGAAGGCTTGCGGGTTACGGTCAAAGGCTTCTTGGTTGCCTTCAAAGTCATCAAGCGTTTCGTAGCCAAGGTCTTGAACCTCGTCCCACTCATAACCCATCTTAACAAGATCGGACACGGTGACGTAACGGCGATGCGCCACAAACTCTGCTTCTTCGATAGACCGCGCACGACGGTCAATCAGAAACTCTTCCGGCGGTACGGATTGGACGCACAGGCGGCCCTTCTCCGTAGTGCGGACAACGGTGCAATCATAGGTCGCGGGAGACTGCTGCATCATTTCGCCCATCGGCGTTGCAACCATCATCTCGCTCATGCGAATTTCTACGTCCTTAATCTCGACGGTAGGGTCGGACTGAAGGACAGAGAACGCGGCCTCATCGAGACCCGTAAAGTAATGGGTGGTGACATCTTTTTCGGTATCCCACCAGACTTTCATGATCCCGTTCTTGCGGATCAGAGCGTCTTTGAACGTGGAATAGGCTTCGGTGAAAAGGTTGTTATCCCGCGTCAAGCAGTAGTTTACATAGTCGGTCGCTTGCTGCGCGTTTTCAACATCTTCAGGGCCGTTCGGCGCAAACTCGACGACGTTGTTGGCGGCAAAAAATACCTTCATGATCGACGGCATCATGGCCTGCACGGTATCGCGCACGTCCATTGAGATCGCCTGAGAGCGGCCTTCTTCTTCGTTGCCGAAGGGTTCGCCCTTATAGTACTGGCCCGCAAGCGCACGCTCCGGGCTGATTACGTCGTCGATATAATCTTGTGCGTCATCAATCTCGGCGATGATGATATTCTGAAGTTCTTCTTCAGAAATAGGCTCTTCGACCTGTTCGTCTTCCATTTCAGGCTCTTCGATAGTAACTTCCGTACCATCCGGAAGTTCCATCTCCATTTCATTGGACATATCTTTGCTGTCGTCGTTTTCAGAATTGGCGTTGGGAACACCAGTATCTTGGTACATACTATTGTTCTTAGCCATCTCAGCCTTGGTCGGCTTACGATTATTGCGATATGCCATGTTTTAGCCTTACTTCTTTTTCGACTTACCAGCTTCAGACAGGGCAATAGCAATAGCCTGTTTGCGGCTTTTAGCCAAGGGGGCCTTTGCCGGGCCTTTGGGATTTACGCCCGCGTGCAGCGTGCCGCGCTTAAATTCGCCCATGACTTTGGCGATCTTCTTGTCGGCCTTAGTGGGTTTCTTCATTTCTTTTTGCCCTTTGCGGTTTTAGCCGCAGCCTTAAACGCGGCCGCAGTAGGAGCGCCCTTTGTTCCGGGCTTACGCATCTTCTCCCCAGAGCCAGCTTTGATCCGTGCCTTCTTGGCTGCGATGTTGCTGTACAAACCCATCTTCATTTTGACTTCCCCTTGTTACGGGCGGATATAGCTTTGGCTTTGGACTTCGCGTCTGCTTTAGATGACGCACCCCACGCTTGCAGAGATAAGAGAAGGCGGGTTGGTTCGCCTTTCGCATTACGTTCCGGCCCCGGCATATTTCCCATCCGCGCTAAGAATGACGCCCTCCGTGGATTGTCACCAGACTTTACGGGCGCTTTGAGGTTGGCCCCTTCAGTCTTCTTAAAATGACTACGACCCGCTTCATTGAGGCCGCCCTTCGGATTTTGAAAACGCTTAGCGACCATGCAATCAAACCTATTTCTTTGGCGCATAAGCGCCGCGCTCACTCAAGTATACGATGGCCCGATAAAGAATATCCGTACTTTCTCGTGCGTGCCCTAGAACCAAATTACACTTCGAACAGAGTATGCCGCGAACCTCCCCCGTCTCATGGTTGTGGTCAACGACAACTGGTCTCTTTCCTCTATACTCTAAAGCGTCAGGTATTTCTACCTCACAAATGGCGCAAGCAAAATTCTGGCTGGCGATGATGGTTTGATACTCATCGACGCTAATACCGTATCGTTGTTTGAGATTGTGGGCG